GAGTCTTTTACTCCGCCTAAACCAAAATCAACTGTTCATTTCTGGGTTAAAAATGCTACTCAGCAGGAACAAATAAAACCTATTCCAGAAACTCCATCTAAGTCTTTAACGGTTCTTTCCCCTATTACTGATACGCCTAGACTTCGTTCTATATCTCTTGGCGTGCCTCCTGAGATTAGAGCACGTTTAAAGCACCTTTCCAGCCTTTCTAGACGCTATAGATCAAAGAGCGCAGCAAATAGTGAACCAGCCTTAGCAAATGTTGCTTTAACTGAACTTGCAAGGAGTCTGCATAATCGAGGGGTTGCGACCGCTACTATCGCCGAGGCCGCTGGGGTTACATATCGAGCCATGGCTAGAAGAATAAGCAATGGCTAAAACATATAAGAACTCTTCTGGAACATACTTAGATAAAGACCTAGTTGTTGCTATATGGCTAAACCCAGAAAAGCAAAGTTCTAGACCAAACGCTAGACGTCTAGAAACAATTACTTCTAAGGAATCTCCTAACCCAATTGCTTTTCCATTATCACTTCTTAAGAAAAATAAAGTCTGGGCTTTATGCCCTGTTGTAGTTAAAGTAGAGGACATAGATGTATGGTTAACCCCTAAAGGTGCTTCCAGAGAAAAACCTCTTCTAGTCCCCCTAACAATCGCTAAATCATATTTCGGCTGGGAAGATTTTCACATACCTTCCGAGTATAAGGAGGTTGTGTGAACGTGGTAGCTGATGTATTTCCAGCGATGGTCGCCTTAGCCTTACCAGGATCTTTAGAGGATATAAATGAACTTCTACCTAAGGGCGCATCTCCTGCAGGCACTAGGCATGTAGATAGATGTAGAGCAATCTTGCTAAATAATAAACTTTTAATTGCTGTAGATACCCCTACAGGAGCCAATGTAGTTTTCAATGAAACTTATGTTTCTCACAGCAAGATAGATAGGGTTCATAGGGTTACTACCGAATCTGGAAAACTTATTGCATTTACTAAAGACGATAACTGCGGGTGTGGCTCTAGGCTTAGGTCTTGGAATCCATACGGATCAATCATCACCGTTGGAGGGGAAGAGTAAATGGACAACTTCTTTGAATTATTAGTGGCTGGCCTTGCCACCTATAGAATAGCAAGGCTTATTGTTAAGGACGAGATATTTTCTAAATTAAGAAATGCAATCTGGAAAAAGTTCCCCCCAGAGAGATCTAAGTTTGGTTATCTATTTACCTGTATGTGGTGTACCGCAATTTGGGTCGCATCACTACTTGAAATATCACGTATCATTATCCCTAATGTAGTACATCCAGTAGAGGTTGTTTTAGCAATCTCTGCTATTGCTGGTTTATTGGCTGCGTATGAAGAAAAGTGATAGTTCTTCTACTCCGCCACAGAGACGAGGAGTTTCAAGGGTGAGTGTTTTTAAACACCAAGAGCCGATAGAGCCTACCCCTATTGTTGCGTCTGAAATTGCTCCAAAGAAAATTAGAAAAAGAAAAAAGTCTACTACTCGTTCAACTCAGATAGTTAGAAACATTAAACCAAAACTTACAGGCGCTGCTGGAATATTTATTTCCTCTAATGCTCAATCAGTTTCTTACTCAACACCTAGAACTTTAACTGCCGCTGCAGTACAAATTAAAATTAATGATAAAGGCGAGTTTGAACAGTTCAAACAACGTCGCTCCGCTGGGTCTAGTGCATGGCAATCCGAAGCCTGGGAATACTATGATGCCATCGGAGAAATCAAATACGCATTTAACTTAGTTGCCTCCGTTGTTTCTCGTATTCGTATTTACGCTGCTGCTGTTGATAATGCTGCAGAAGCACCAGCACCAGTTGCTTTATCTAGTGTTATCGATCCACGTTTGGCTGCCGCCGCTGAAAGAGCACTCGCTCGTTTAGATTCTGCATATGGTGGACAAGCAGGACTTCTTCGCGATGCTGCATTAAACATTTCAGTTGCTGGTGAATGTTACTTAGTTCAAATGCCAGAACGTGTTGGTTCAGGAATTCCAGAGTCTTGGGATATTAAATCTGTAGATGAGATTATGACTGACACTCGTGGTGGATTTAATGTTGTTGGTCGTAGAGAACAAAGTATCGGTGGATCTATGGCATCTACCAATAAACTTTCTAAGAGTGCATTCGTAGGACGTATCTGGCGTTCACATCCTCGTTACTCAGATGAAGCAGACTCATCTCTTCGTGGCTTACTAGATCTTTGTGCAGAACTTTTACTTCTTAATAGAACATTCCGTGCTACAGCACGTTCACGCCTAAATGCTGGTGCACTTTATTTACCAGATGGCTTGTCTGTTGCAGCAGGTGGCGACCCAGACTATCCGTATGACACAGATAGCGAAGCAAACCCAGGATTTACTACAGAAGAAGCAGAGGATGAGTTTGAAGAGCAATTAATTGACGCTATGACAACTCCTATTCGTGATGAGGAGTCTGCTAGCGCAGTAGTTCCACTTATTATTCGCGGTCCTGCTGAACTTGGCGACAGGATTAAACAATTTAAGTTTGAGCGTTCATTTGATCCAGCACTTGCTTCTCGCGCCGACAGAGTATTAGAGCGAATCCTTCAAGGACTAGATGTTCCTAAGGATGTTGTTACTGGTCTAGCAAATGTTAAGTATTCAAACGCACTTCAAATCGATGAGTCACTATATAAGGCGCACATCGAACCATTAATGCTATTAATTGCTGATGCTTTAACAGTTGTTTACTTACGCCCATACCTTAAGGCACAAGGATTTACTGAATCAGAAGTAGATCGAATTGTTGTTTGGTATGACCCTTCAGCAGTTGCTACTAGAAATGATAAAGCAGCCGATGCTGACTCAGGATTTGATCGTGGTGCTATTTCTTACGACTCATGGAGACGTGCTCATGGATTCTCATCTATGGATGCACCAACACCAAATGAACTTGCTATCCGTATGCTTTCCGAAAAGGGTTCAATTGGTCCAGAGTTAACAGAGGCAATGTTAAACACTGTTGCTCCAGAAATGATGGGTGCAGTTAGAGACACACAACAACAAAATTCTGTTGCACCTCTTCCACCAGAGGTAGAACAAGTACTACAACAAGCAGTTGATGGAACAGAGAATGTCTAATACATCATTTGATAATGTAGTCACTTCACTTGTTTCTGCAGGAGACCCTTGTTGGGAAGGCTATAAGCAAGTTGGAATGAAAGAAAAAGATGGAAAGATGGTTCCTAACTGCGTCCCTGTTGATGCCTCAGATGATTCAGAGTTTGCAGCAAAAAATAAAAGAACAATTTCTCAGACTCCTGCTCCTAAAAAAGATCAAATTAAAGGCTCTAGTAAAAATAAAAAAGGATCTGCATCAGGTTCTCGTAAAGTTGTTTTTTCTAAAGCGGTAGAAAACTCTCTTAAAGAAAAAATATCTAAACATAATGAAAAAAGTCCTAAAGGAAGAAGAGCAACTTTAGGTATGTTAAAAGCAGTTTATCGCCGTGGTGCTGGAGCATTCTCTGTCTCACATCGTCCTGGTATGAACCGTAACCAGTGGGCAATGGCACGAGTAAATGCTTTTTTAAAACTACTTAAATCTGGTAGACCAACAAATGCTGCTTATAAGTCAGACAATGATTTGCTACCATCTTCTCATCCCCGTAGCAGTAAAAAATCAAACTCTATTACTGCAGCAGGTTTAGTTCCTGAAGAACAAGATTTAGCAAACGCACTAATTGAGATCTCACAGAAGTATGGAAAATTTAATGAAGACGAAGAAGGTATCTGGGCAGGCTACACGCCGCCAGCGGAAAATGAAGTTGCTTCTATTGGTGTTACTTGCGCCAATTGCGTTTTATATGCTGGGGGTTCGGATTGTAAAATCATTGCTCTCCCTGTTGAGCCAACAGGAAAATGTAGATTTGCCGTAATACCTGACGGGGTTGTTAATGTAGAAGGTAGTAAAGATTTAACTCAAGTAAAAGACGAGTTAGATGAATATGTAATAGATCAAGAATTAAATGTTCTACTAAAGAACAGAGAAGATTATGAAACTGTAGAAGATGCAATTTTTGCTATGACTGAGTACCTAGGTTATGGGTATGAAGCAGAGCCTGCAATTAGAGCAAGTTGGTTGAGAGCAGTTAAAAACGGAGAAGACCCATTCTTAAGAGCATCACTGCTTGCCTCACTTGGAGCAGGTAGTTTAGATGCAGATTTGCTTCCAGTATTAGAAGAGGAGGATCAAGCATGAGTAGAGTAAGAAGAATTAGTTATGCCATCACTCCTGAGGGTCGCCGTGTTAATGCTATTAAGCAAGCAGTGGATTTAAGGGATAAAGTTTTATCGATTGTAGACAATGCTAACTTCTCGACATCTACTGCAAGAAAGATTACTAAAAAAGCTGCCTTCTCTGTAGTTATGCGTTCTCTAGAAGAGAGTAAAGGATTACCACTATCTCTTCGCGAGCACTTAGCGATGAAAGAACTTAATAAATACATATCACTTGCTAAACATAATAAGAGCGATTTCTTCTACGCAACTAATACAGATTTATTACCAATCTCTCACCCACGTTCAACTCGCGAGCATTCAATGACTGCTAGTGCATTAAGAGTTGCACGCTCTCGTTGGTTTGCCGCTGATCCAAGAATTACAGATGAAAGAGCAAAAGCAGTTCTTGCTTCAGCATTTGAATCTGTACCAGGATCTGTAGAGCATCGTTACTACACTTCAATACTACTTTCACTTCCTCAAGGAATGGTTCCTGGTGAGGCTTTAATTGCAGCAACTGATGGGAACTCTTCTGAGTCACGTAGTGCTCGTGCTAGACGCCAACGTCGTGATCGTAAAGGAAGGTTTGCCTATCAAGGCGGAGGAATTCGCGCTCTTATTCGTCGTCTTAATGGAGAAATATTTAGTATCAGTGGAAGAGTAGTTGCCAACGCTAAAAATAGTAGAGATGTAGAGGTAGAGTTTCCAGATGGAAAAATTGCTGAAGTAAATCCTACTAAGGGCGAATATATAAAAGCAGTTCTACCTACCCCAGACGGTTACTCTCCTGAACCTATAACTCCAAGCGTAACTGATGAAGTTATAGATGAAAAAGATTTAGTTTTTGTTGACGCCCCTAACGGCTGGATAAAAGATGAGAGTTTTAAAGATGAAAACGCTGTTGGTCCTGTTGAAAGATATGTAGACTCTAATAAAGAGTTTGTTGTTTATATCAGCAAAGACACTGATGGAACAAAAAATTATAATATATTAAACGCTAAAAACGCCGAGATAATTGATGATGGTAAAAACTGGGCAGATATTCAAGACATACTAGAAGGAAAAGAAGATCAGTTTATTAATTTTAAAGCAAAATTACCTTCTAAAGAAAAAATGGCCCCCGAGCCTCTACCTTTTAGACGAGGCTTAATTCCTGCTGAAGACAGACCAGGGCCTAATGCATACGAAAAACTTATGGCTGAGAAAAAAGACAAAGAAAATGCCATTGCAAATCGTAAAGCAGAGTTAAAGAAGAATGCTGATGACAGAGTAGATGCTTTAGATCGCGATGTTCCTGAAGGCTGGGATATTGAAGAAAAAAATAATGCAGATATGTTGCGTAGAGCCACAGAGCCAGCGGATTTAGAGAATGTATACAAGCAAGATAACTTTGTAGCAAGAGTTGTAGAGCAAGGTGAGATTTCAGTAAAAGATAAAAACAATCTTTTGGAAGACAAGGTTTATCAGAACTGGGCTTATGTAGATAGAGATAAAGATGCTAGAGCCACAGAGTATGCTCAAAAGGCTCGTGAAGAAATTAAAAACTTTGCTCCTGCTTATGGATATAAAGAAGAAGATTTAAACAAAATTGATGCAATGTCTGCTGATGAAATTGCTAGTTTCTTTTTAGATGAAAAACTTCAGCCAGAAGGATTTGCTGATGCATTAGATGATTATATGACCTCAGCGATGGTAGATTCCCCTTCTAAGCAACAAGAACAAAAGTGGAAAAGTTTTGGTGAAATATTAAAAGTTATAAATGATGCTGGAGATTTCCCTGGTAATAATAAAAAGAAAGCAGACCTACCTAAACAACCAGATGCTCCAGTTGAAACTAAAGGTGCTTTTGAGTTTAACTATCCTGCTGGCGCATATAAAATTAGACCAGAGTCAGAGTACGACATTCAAGGACGCGTAGATGAAGAAAGCACAGATTTCACAGATGACCCTATTGAACTTGCTCAGAAGCAAGACGAGAGAGATATACTTGCTGCACTAGAACAAGCAGTTTCTCCAGGAGAAGATGGAGAGAATGCTTTAGGAGTAGGCGCTCTTCCTTTCAACAAAGGAGATG